GGCTTACCGGCTGGAAAATGATTGGCCAGTTCCTGGGCGTGTCTGCAAAAACTGCCCGGCGGTATCACCACCAGCGGCCGATGCCGATTAGGCGGGAGTGTGCGAGCGGGCCGCCGCGCATTTCGTGTGAAGACCTGCTGGTCTGGGAGAAGGGGAACCATGGCGTCGGGCACGGTGGATCGAGCTTGATCCGCGGTACTGCGATGTGATCGTGAAGCGCTGGCAGGACTTTTCGGGGAAAACTGCGCATCTCGAAGGGGAAGATGATGCCGGATTCGAAGAAATCAGGGCCCGCCGTGAGCGGGACTTGGGACGCGCATAGGGGCCGCGGTGGCCGCGCGAAATGGATCCCTCCCGATCTGAAGGAAGTAGAATTCCTTGCAGAAACAGGGCTTACATACGTGCAGATCGCGGCGAAGCTTGGCATATCAACTGACACACTTGAACGTCGCCGAAAGGAGAACGCGGCGTTTGCGGAGGCTATAAATCGAGGGCGGGCAAAGGGCGTCGCTTCGGTATCGAACGCCTTATACACCAATGCGCTGTCCGGAAACGTGGCTGCGCAGATTTTCATCATGAAGTGCGTGGGTGGCTGGAAGTCCAGCGAGCGAGTAGAGGTAAGTGGAGCCAACGGTGGCCCTGTCGACGTGAGTGCCACACTTCGTCCCGACAAAGAGATGGCCGCCATACTGGAGGGGTTCGTTGATATCGCGCGAACAGCTGCTGAAAGCGCTGCTGACGCCGGGGATGTTCCCGGGGACGCCGACGGAGAGGAACCTGGCACTGCTGCAAGCGACAGTGCTGGCGAATCCGTGGATCCCTGACGGAAGTTTCGGCTGGGCGGACGGCAAGAATCATCGAATCCCGTCAAAGCCCCAGGCCCGGTTCTATCTGGCAAATGAGGAAAGAGTTCTGTTCGGAGGCGCCGCCGGTGGCGGGAAGTCGGAGGCACTCCTGTGCGCGGCCCTGCAGTACGCCGACATCGGTGGTCACGCCGGCATGATCGTCCGCAAGAACTTCACAGCCTTGAACAAACCAGGGGCCCTTATGGACAGGGCCGAGTCATGGTTGAAGGGCCGAGGGGCGGCGTTCGATCGATACAACCACACTTGGACGTTCCCGTCCGGCTACCGGCTGACGTTCGTAGCCATGGACAGCGCCAGTGCTGTCGAGATTATCCAGGGCGCCGAGTTCTGCGCAGCGTTCATCGACGAGGCCGGCCAGCTCACAAAGAAGCAACTGGAGTTCATTTACAGCCGTCTTCGGCGGCCGACGGGCTCGATTATCCCGATGCGGTACTACCTGGCGTCGAACCCCGACGGACCGTCCGAAATGGATCTGTTCCACGAGTTCGTCGAGCCCTTCACGAAGGGCCAGAAATCCGACAGCCTATTCATCCCGGCAAACAGCGAATCGAACCCACACATTGATGCAGAGTACCGGGAGAGGCTCGGCAAGCTCAGCCCGGTCATGCGCGCAAAGTTCCTCCTGGGTCAGTGGTGTGTGAAGGCCGAGGGTCTGTACTTCAAGCGGGACAAGTTCATCAAGATCCCGCGCAGCGAGGTACCGACTGAGTTCGATGCGATCGTCCGGGCGTGGGACCTGGCGGCCACCGAGCCGAACAGAGACAACACGAACCCCGACTGGACCCGGGGACTGCTGGTGGGCATCGTAGATGGTCGGTTCTACATCATCGACATGAAGAGCCTGCGGCATCGTCCCTTCGAGGTGGAGAACCTGATCAAAAAGACTGCGGCCGCCGACGGCCGCGAGGTCACGATTGTGCTGCCGCAGGACCCCGGCCAGGCGGGCAAGGTTCAATACGCGTATTGGGCAGCGAGGCTCGCCGGGTTGTCGATCAAGAAGGACTCGTTGAGCGGCAACAAGGAGCTGCGAGCGCAGCCTGTCAGTTCGTCGGTCGACGCCAAGAACGTCTATGTCGTGGAGGCCGCATGGACCGAAGAGCTCCTTGATGAACTGTGTTCGTTCCCGCCTAGCAACGACGAAGTCCACGACGACATCGTTGACGCTTTGTCGTCGGCATGGCTCTGGCTTCCCCACTTGGCAAAACAGCAAAACGGAAAAGTACGGATCGGCGTGGGCGTCGATCCGGATGGACGCGCGAAACTGACCCGGCCGTCCGCCATCGAGCGGCCGCCGGCAATTCGGAGGATGTGATGAAGAAGATGACAGCAAGGGTGCGCTCGCTGCCGATTGGTCGGCCGCGCGCCACAGGCACCGAGACCCCGGGCAGGTCGACGGCCCTGCCGGAAGATCCGTTCAACAGCCAGTACGCCACCGGGCAGGTCCTGACGCCGACGATCAACCCGGCATACCTGACGGGGCTGGCCCACTACTCGGAAACCCTGACGGCCGCATATGCCGCGATGGCGCAGAACGTCGACGGTTTCGGCCATCAGTTCACGGCCAGGCGGAAGCCGAGGACGGCCGAAGAGCGCGCAGCGGCGGACGTCGAGCGCCTCATGCTTGACAACTTCTTCGCTTACGCCGCCCCCGACATGTCTTTCACCCGTCTGCGGAAGAACAGGCGTACCGACATGGAAGCCACCGGCCGCGGCTGTATCGAGGTCTTGCGGTCGCTGCCGACGGAGGAGCATCCGAACGGCCGCATTTCGGGCTTCAACCACGTAAGGTCGAAGTTTGTCCGGTTCTGTGTCGAGGAGCGCGACGCGCAGCTCGCCAAGGCATGGCGCTTCAACGAAACGACCGGCGTCTGGGAGAGCTTCGAATACTACCAGCGCTTCCGCAAGTTCGTTCACCAGGTCGCCGGCACGAAC